CGGCGTTGCCGCGTCCAATGCGTCGATGCAGACCTGATCCATTCTCCGACCAATCGCGCCGCCAACCATCTGAACCAGCTCTTGCCGGTCGTTGAAGTTGACGTGTGACTGATTGAAGATGTCGGAATATTCCGACGCGATCCAATCCACCATCGTCGCAGTTGCTTGCGAATAGGTGGCGTTGATCGGAACTACGTCAGATTGCGGGGTCCGAATGGTAGCCGCGCCCTTCCCCAATTTCGGGAATTTCACGGTCGTCGCGCCTTGCGCATCACGTTCTCGAATGAGGCCGGCCAATTTGCGTTGGGCCTGATAGGCTTGCTTTACCTCTGCATCGAACAACGTGGTGAAGGCTGTGCTGACACTGAGTGCCATGATTTTTCACCTTTCAAAAATTGTTGCTGTTAGCGTCGGTTGTCCGCAAGGGCCGACAAAAATTCATTACACCGGCCACGAATGGTTATCGGCGTGTTCATCCTCTAGCGTAAATGGTGTTAGGCCGGTGTAACCGATTTTCAGTTCGGCTTGCCTTCGCCGTGGAGCGCGTACCACTTGTTCTCGACGCTCTTCGTATAAGCCATGTCATTCCCGTATCGAGAATCCGCCATCATCGATTGCAGTTCGAGCGCATCGACGGCGCCGTCCTCGACTGCGGCGGATGGCGACGGGACATCCATTTCGTTATATGACCGCCGGATCTTGTTGAGCGCGGTCACAACGCGCGCATCGCCGGTACTGTTCGCCAATGCCTCCAGCTCACCATCGGAGATGACGCCGGATGACTGCATCTTGACTAACCAGTTTTCGGTACTTTCAATAATTTTATCGCCGTTGCGGCCGAGTAACGCCTTTTGCTCAGCGTGAGATTTGGCGACCTCTTCGTGCACCATCCCATTTGTTTCTTGCCACAGCGTCAGCAGCTTGTCCGCGCCGGCTTGGCTGATACCCTCATCTTTCAAGATTTCCGAAAACGACCCAAGAAGCTCATCGTCTTCTTCGCCAGCCAGATCGGGAAACGCAGCAAAATCATACTTGCCGTCTTTAGGAGCTTTATGCTTGCCGCTATCCATTTTCGCACGCAAGTCGCTATACGCTTGAGCCAGCTTGTCAGTTTCGACTTCACCACTTGCAGCATTCCAGAAATTCTCCGGGATATTTTCAGGCCGATCAGCCACAGCTTCAGGCGGGTCAGTCGTGAAGGCATGGTCGTCGTCATCCACCATGACAGGGATTCCATCAGGCTCATCAACCGGTGCAGCATTTTTTTCGGGCTCAACATTAATTAAGGGTTTACTTTCGTCTTCTGTTTCTGGCGTGGCCTGTTCGTCACTCATTTTTCAATCCTTGCTCTAGCCATGCGCCGCTCTATGTCGCGGATCATGCTGTTTTGGCCTTCACGGGCGTAGCCGTGGCTTGCATCTTCACCAGGGAACCACGTCGGCTGTTCGATGGTGATCTGGCGGAAATGCGTTAACAACTTCTTGCCGTCGCGGGTCGAGAAAACCCGGAGGATCAGCCTGTCAATTTCGTTACCTGTCTGGTCGTCTGGTAATTCCGGGGTCTGCAACAGATTGTCCCAGCTCATCATGCGGCAACCTCTTGCTCTTCCCCGGCTCCTGCTTCTGCTTCAGCGGCGGCTTCCGCCATCTCCTGCATCTGGGCCATCATCTCCGCGCGCTCATCGCCGGTGGTCAGCACTCGCGCCGGCACACCCAGCCGATCCGCGATAAATTCAAGCGCGCGCTCCTGGTTCATCGCCATCTGGCCCATTGGCCCAAAAGATTGGGTGATCTGCGCGAATTGCAACACGCTGTCCAGCTCTTCCATGTTCTGAGCCTTGGCAAGCGGGCTGACCGGTACAATTTTAACCTGGCGCCCATCAACGCGCATCCCCGCCATATCGATCAGATTCTCCTGTTCCATGACGTGCAGGATCCGCTTAACGAGCGGCACCATCGCCTCGGTAATTAATCTGCCGAAACTGGCGCCCATGTTATTAGCCAACTCGGACATCCTGGCGCCGACCTCGGTCGCGGATCTGGCAGACATGGTGTCTGGCGGCAGGGTGTCATCGAGCAAGGTACGCTTGATCGACATGCTCAAATCATTGATCACGATCTGCGCCAGGTTGAAATCGCCGGCGCGGGGCAACGGGATCAGACTTGGGCCCTGGGGTCCGCCATTTCGAGCCACGGGGATAACCGCACCGGGCTCGATGTTAATGTTCTGCGGGTTGAGCACGCCGTCATCTGATGCCGTGTACATCCCGGCAATCGACAGTGACGCATTTTGTAACAACATTCGCTTGGTCGCATTGAGGGTCAAAATATCAGGAAGCGCCGTACACAGCGGCCCTCGGCCCCAGATCTCACCAGAACACACCATCCAGCGCGCGATAATCCACATCGAGCTGTCGAGCTCACGATAGACGATCTCCTCGCGAAGATCCGGCGCAATGACGTGGTAGCACCAGTAATCGTCTTTGACCGAATAAATCGTAGCCTCCATCAGATCCACATCTTCATGCGGCTTCTGATCGACCATCTGCTGGAGCTTGTCAGGCAGTTTCGCATCCGGCCATTGCTGTTGAATTGCTTCCGCCTTCAACCGCATCTTACGGTAGACATTATCAATCGTTCCGTGCGGTCCTTCTTCGAAACTCACCAGGTATTGCGGCACCGCTTCAAATCGCACCGGCGTAGTCTCATCGCCAGGCGTCACCATCATCACGGCTGTACCTACCGCGAGATCAAGTAAAAATTCGCTCATCGCCAGGTCAAAATTCGTCTGACGCAAAACCGCAAACATGCGCTCATTGTAAAGATCGAGCGCCATTTCCAATGTCTCTTTCGCATCGCCGGGAATATCATCGCCGGCCTGGAGGCGACACCAATGGCGATATGGCGGGAACATGGTGGCCTGAATGCGGTTGGAGAATCTCTGTGTAGAATTGATTGCCGTTGAATCGAATACGCGGTCCATTTTCGAGGTGCCCGGCGCGCCACTCTCCCAGTGACCGGCGTAAAGATTCCGCTGCGGCAGCGCGAACTCGTAGCACTGTTCGAGCATATTTCGCCATTGTGCCTTACGCGCCTCGGCGCGCTCTGACCTGGCGAGAACCTGCTTGACTTCGAGATGCATGAATTAGCCCAAAGTTGACTTCAAACCGAGCTGGGCGTTAGGGCGGTCAGGTGAAAGCAACAGGCGCATACCACCACCTGTACCTCTCGACCGACGCGTGGCGCGTTTTTTTCGCTCTTCCTTGACGACCTGTTCGACTTCGAGCTTTTCCTCGGCCTTGGCCTTTTGTTCCTGCACGACCGCCTGTTCTTCCTGTTTCTTCTGGGCCTCAGCAACCTGTTCCTTTGGCGCTGGCTTTGGCGCTGGCTTTGGCGCTGGCGCTGCCTTCGGGGGGTCGGGGACAATCGGCCGCTTTGGCTTGATGCCGAGCGCCTTGCTAACTTTCTTTGAGATGCTTTTAACAACTTTGCTCATTTTGGCTAATAGATCCTTGCCATCATCAGGTTGTCCGTCCCGTCAGTGCCGAATTTCCGCATCACGCCTTCAGTTTCAAACTTACACCACTCGGCGTAGCGGATGGCTGACGCGAAAGTCACATCGACAAGCATTTGACACCGCCGCAGTTTCATGGCGGGGCCGAGCTGATCAAAGAAACGTCGCGAGTTACGCCCAACCGTAACCGAATAGGCGCTGGAACGGCTGTCGAGCAGCAGCCAGGCCTCGGCCACACCGGGGTAGATCTCGACCGCACCGAACACCGCCAGAGGGAATCCGTCGATCATAAATGTGTAGGCCGGCCCGCATTCGGCTTGAGCTTCGAGCAACTCACGGGCGTTCGGCGCAACGTCGAGCCCGCGCCGCTGCACCGGGTGCAATTCCATGCCCGCCAGATGTGCCGCGCGAAACGGAAGCAGCACCGCATTTTCATTCAATCTAGGCTTGAAAAACACAACTAAACCCTTTAAGTTTTATAAATCTTCCGCCGCTCAGCCCTTCGAGGGACCGGCTGACGCCTGGCGGGAGCGGGCGCCGCCAAGGCCTCCTCCTCCCTGAACGGCGGCGCCCATTTTTCTCCCACGCACAAAACCAGACGAGACGCTGCCGCATGTGAGATCGACATAGCCGGCCACCACACCAGCCAGCCACTCACTCATCTTGCGCGGATCTGAACCACAGGCTGCGTCAGCCTCACGCAAAAGCTGGTCGATCAAGTCGCGATTCATAAAACGGCGAAATCCATTTTGGCTTTGATCGGCTGGGTGCTCATCGGATTATGAGCGCCGCGCACCAGGCGCCTGTGCTCACCGCCACCGAGCAGCGCGTAACCGAAAGCATCACCGACATGCGAGTGCTGATTCTTGTTCGGGACATCTCGAAAGCGATCCGTGCCGCCAGAGATGCCGAGACGCTTAAAATGATAGCCGCCAGCAAGGGCCTTTCTCAGCCGCCGGCATTTACTGTCAACCAGCAGACCAGGCTTGCCGCCGATCAGCCGTAACATCGGAGCAGCACCCGCCTCCCGCCTGACCTGGAAATCATTACTCGCAGTCGGCTTTGCATTCAGACCAAGCGTGCGAAGATGATCGAAACTCGTAACCTCGAAGATCTGATCACGCGCAGCGCCAGCCGGATCACCCCAGATCTGCGGCTCCAGTCCCTCGAACCTGGTGTTCAGTTCATAGAGCAAATGCTGACCGAACCGTTCCAGGCCCATATCCTCGGTCACTAATTCATGCAACATCTTCCAGGTGCCAGACGCGGCGCGCTGACAGAACACCGCCGCCGGGGTCAAGCCAAAGTCCAAACCGATCACGATGGGAGCCGTCTTATCGATCTCCAAGGCATCGATGCTCATCGTGACATCATCGTACTCGGTCCAGACCGGTCGCCCCTCCTTCACATAAACGTATTGACCGCCGACGTAGCACTGGATCCAGTCGAGATCTTTCCCGCCTAACTGTTGTTCGTAATAACCCTGCGGCAAATTGTTGACATTCTCCGCTTCGGGATTTGCCAGCCAGAATTTCTGGGCGGCCGGTATCGCATCAGGCGTATCAGCGGGGACGCTGTTCATGCCTGGCGGCTGGCGAAAAAACGTCCATTTGTATTTGCCTTTCACCGGCTCCTTCTCGGCCAAGCGATGCCACCAGTGATCGTCGTCAGTTGGGTTCGTGTCGGCCCAGATACCCCTCCAGGGGGCGCCGCCGTTAGCCTTGGTAGGGTAGCGACCAACCCTGTGCGTTAATCCCTGGACGACCGCGAGAGGCAGCTCACGGGCCTCATTTACCCAGGCACCAGTCAGCTCCAGCGACAACAGTTTCCTAACGTCTTTCGGCTGATCGAGCGCGAGAAAAATCACCTCGCAATCGAGGCCAGGAACACCATCGCGCGGAGGCAATTT